ACCGGGGGCATATCCACGCCATTTTCAGCCCTCCCGAGCCCTCTAATAGGCAAATGACCGGGGTTTGGTACGCTCGAGGCGCACGATTTGGCTCTAATAGCGGGTTTTGAGCGCTAAAAACGCTCCCGTGGGCGGTTTTCCTACGTCTTTTGGCTTCCAAACCCGCAAAGGAGGGAAAACCGGGCGGTTTCGGGGCTCCAGCGGGCGGATTAGTGCTTTTTGGCGCCTTCCGGGGGCAGTTGCGCCGCTTGGAGGGCGTCGACGAGCTCCTCGGTACCGGAAACAACCTCCGCGTACCCGCACGTACACGGGCCGGCATGCTCCGACGGGCATCCGTAGCCGTGCGCGAGCCGGGGGCGCATCGTGTTCAAGCCGGCAAGCAGCAGATGGGCGGCCTCCTCGACGGTATGGTGCTGCGTCGGGGCCGCGGGGGCCGCGGGAGCCTCGTGCGTCTCGTGGGACTCGTGGGGGTGTGCCATGGGGGAAGCGTCTAGCAGATTTGCGGCGGGCTCCTAGCCCCCGGGGTTGGTCAACCCGCGCGATATGCTAGACGCCCTGCCCCGCCATGAGCCAGGCGGGCAACGGTGCCGCAACCGGACGGGTCGCCCCCGGCACGTCTCCTCCACCGGCACCGCCCCGCCACCTCTGGTCGCCATGACGCAACCCGCCGGGCCGCCGCCACAAGCGCAACCCGCCCCCGCGCTCCCCGGGTGGATTGGCTCCGCCGTGCAGGTCACGACGCAGCTCGGCTTCCCGGCCGTCGTGGCCGGCGTGCTGTTATGGTTCGTGCTCACCCGTGTCGACGGTACCTTGCACGTCATCCAAGAGCAGGAGGAGGCGCGTACCCGCATGGTGGCAGCGATGCAGGATAGCCTTGTGTCGGCGTTGGATCGCCAGAACAAGAGCTTTTCCGACGCCATCGACAAGAACATTCAGTACAACAAGGAAGCGGCGACGCGGCTCGAGCAGGTATTCCGGGCGGCGGCGGCGCCGCGCCCATGACGGTCGGGCAATGGCTCGTCGCCGGATTCGTCGTGCTGGTTATTGCCGGCGCCGGGCTCGCCGTGCACGCGTGGTGGCGTGACAAGAACGGGAACGGTGGGCAATGAGTTGGCGACTCGCCAAATCCCTCGGGGCCACCGGCACGCTCGGGCTCCTCGGCGAAGTGAACGCCTCGGCGCCCAAGCGCTCGAAGGTCTCCGACGGCGGGATTGGCGACACGCGGCATGCCGCGCAGAAGAGCGACCACAACCCGTGCAAGTGTTGCGCGGTGGTCTGCGCGCGGGATTTTACGCACGATCCGGCGGGCGGGTTCGATTCGTACGCGTTCGCCGAATGGCTCCGCGGGCGCGTGCTCGCGGGCGAGCAACGCGTTAAATATGTGATCTCCAACGGCCGCATTTTCTCCGGGCACGCGCAGTCGCACCCGGCGGGCGTGTGGCGCCCGTATACCGGCAAGAACAAGCACGCGCACCACGTGCACGTTTCGGTGCATCATGGCGCCGCGCTCTACGATAACGCCGCCCCGTGGGGCTGGCCCCCGAAGGAAGGAAGCGACGCATGAGCCACCGCCGACCCGACGACGAAGAGGAGCACCTCCCGCCCGACGACGACGAGCCCGGCGACGAGGTGCCGCCGCCCGCGCCCGAGCCGTCGGAGGGTAGCGACAAGCCCTAGTGCCGTTCCTCTCCTCGAGCTCGCTCGCCGAGCGTCCCGACCCACGCACCAAAGCGGCGCAACCGCTTACGGGCGTGACCGAATGGACGTGCCCGCGAAACGGCGTGCACGTCGTCGAGGTGCATTACACCGCCGACCCGCACAAGCGCGACCCGCAATGGAAGCGCGAAGCGATGCGGGGCATGCCGCCCCGCGGGTGGGCGCGCGAATTCGAGATTGCGTGGGACCTCGGCGGCGGCGACCCGGTGCTCCCCGAGTACGTGCCGGCGCTCATGCGGCGCGAGCTACCGGTGAATCCCTCGGGCCGCCTCTTGCGCGGGTAGGATTTCGCGCAGGTCTGCCCCGCGACGGTCTTTGCGCAAGTCGACGCGTGGGGCCGCCTTCTTATGCTTGGCGAGCTGGTCTTAGAACACTCGAGCTTGACCGCCCAAGTCGAGGCCACGAAGGCAATGACCTTCGACCTCCTCGGGGCGCCCGGTCCGTGTTTCGACGCGGGCGACCCCGAGGCGTTGCACGAGATGGAGCTCGGCTCCATCCGCCGCGAGCTGCTCAAAGCCGGTATCGTCCTCCAAACATTCGCCGGCCGGCATGAGCGAAGTTATGAGCAGCTCCGGCAACGGCTCTTGCGCCGCGTGCTTGTTCCGGGTGAGCCCGAGCCGTCGCCCGCCTTTCTCGTCTCGCCGCGGTGCCCGATTCTGCACTCGGCGCTCGCGGGGGGCTTCGCCCGCCACCCCAAAACCGGAAAGCCGTTACCGATGCACCCGTACAAAGATGTCGTCGATGCGACGCGCTATCTCCACGATAACCTGCAAGGCGCGTCCGCCGAATGGATGCAAAAGCTGCAAGCCATCGCAAAGGCCGATTGTGCGTGGTGACCGGCGGCAAGTCTGGTTGACGTGTCAGAATCCAGAATGTGGGGCGTCATTCTGGCGCGTGCCGTCGCAAGCGCTCGCGGCGAGCCCAACGTGCTCGATACGCTGCTACAAGGTGCACGTCTATCTCCGCGCCCGCACCCGAAAGATGCTCCGCGAGCACGGACGGCCGCCCAAGCGCCGCCGGTTTGTGGCGCGGCCCCTGGCATTGTAGGGCCGGGATAGGCACGCCGCCCCCCGCGTGCTAGACGCCCTGCCCCGCGATGGCACGGGGCCGAGGCGCGGCGGCGCAGCAAGACGACGGGCCGATCACCGGGCCGGCGCATGGCGAGCCGGCGGAAAACCTCGCGCTCGACCCGGCAATCAAAGACCGCGTGCGCGAGGAGCTCTCGCCGCTCCTCACCCGCACGCGCGACGAGCGCATGGTGTTGCGGGATAGGTGGCTCCGGTACTACCGGATTTGGAGCCTCCGGCATGACGTGCAGGGCTACCGAGGCCGCACCAACACGTATTTTCCCATCGGCCGGCGGTGGATCGAGCAATGGGTGACTCGCTTAAAGCGCGACCTCTTCCCCGATAACGATTGGTTTGCATGCCGCGCGCTCGCCGAGGATTTCGAGAAGCGCGTTCCCGCAAAGGTCGCGCTCCAAAAGTATTGGATGCGCCGCCACATGCGGCTCCGGCGCCACGCGCTCCCGTTCCTCCGCCAGCTCGTCATGTACGGCACGTCACCCGTTCGCAACGTGTGGCGGTGCCTCGAGTCGGAGCAACCGGCGCTCCGTGACGTGCTCGACGACGACGGGGCGCCGAGCGGAAAGACCGTGCAGGTTGTCGAGAAGGTCGCCGACTTTTTGGGTCCGACGTTCGAGCCGGTCGACCTCTTCGCGTTCTATGTGTGGCCCGTGACGGCCTCGAGCATCGACGCCACCATGCTCGCCTTCGAGGATCGGTGCGTGGCGCGGGCGCACGTGCAACAGCTCGCCGCGCAACCGCTCGACCCGTCTAACCCGAAAAAGTCGACCCACGTCTACGAGAACGTGCCCGAGCTGCTCGAGCTGTACGATAAGGCAATCGCGTCGCGCGGCTCGTCGTCGAGTGGGCGGAAGTATGACGCCCTGTCCATTCGGCTCGCCGACAAGGGCTTTACGGCACCGCTCGACCAGAATTTGCCGGCGGCCCTCCGGCCCCTCGACGTGACCGAATGTTCGTGGCTGGTCGACCTCGAGGGCAACGGCCCCGAGCGCTACCTAGTCACCCTCGGCGCCGACACGGTGCCGCTCCGCGTGCAGCGCCGCCCGTTTTGGCATGGCGGCACGCAATGGCTCGTCGGTAAGTTCGTCGAGATCGCCGAGGAGTTTTATGGCCGCGGGCTTCCCGAGATATTCGATTACATACAGTATTTTGTTAACGATCTTGGCAACCAATCCGGTGACGCCTTTGTCTGGTCGACGAATCCCATTGCGGTGATCGACGTGGGCGCCGTGCAGGATCCGACCTCGCTCCGCATGGCGCCCGGTGCGAAGTGGCTTGCCAATCCGGCCGGCGTGCAATTCACGACGCCACCGCAAGCGGCCGCACAAGCGGGCTTCGAGGCGACGCAAGGCATGGTCGGCATGGGGGATAACCTCGTGTCGCCGACGCCGGCCCGGCCCATCGTGCCCGGCGCGCAACCGGCGACCGGGGGCGGTGGCTCGTCGAGTGGGCTCGCGGCGCAGCTCGCGGATAGCGCCGTCGACATTCGCGCGGTGATCGAGAACCTCGAGGACGACGTGATGCAACCGCTCCTCGAGCGGAACGATATCCTGTCGCAGCAATGCCTTGACCGTGACATCATCCTGAAAGTTGCCGGGCAGGATGGCGTCGAGCTGCTCGAGCACCCGGTGACCGTCGCCGATCTGGTCGGCGAGTACGAATGGGAATGGCTCGGCACCACGTCGGCGCTTAACCAGCAAGTCCGCGCGCAGCAGATGGTCCAAGGGATTGCGCTCCTCGTGCAGGTTCCGGCCGACCAGCTCGCCGCCGAAGGCTTGACGGTCGATTGGCAATACCTGATTTCGCAATATTGGTCGCTCGGGCTCGGGCTCCCGAATCCCGACCGGATCTTTAAGCAGACCGGGCCGAAAGAGGCGCAAGATTGGCGGTGGGAGAACGCGCTGGCCCGCGTCAACCGGGCGGCCGAATTGCAAGTTAGCCCGGCGGATAACCATATAGAACACGTGCAGGGGCATCAACACGTGCTCGACCTGGATTCGCTGACCGACGACGCCCGCGCCGCGATGCAAAAGCACGTGCAGGACCATATCGGCTTTGCCGTCGCCGCCGAGGTGCAGCAGCTCCAACAGGCAATGGCGACCCTTGCGGGGCCGGGTGCTGGCATGCCCGGTGCTCCCGGGGCTCCGGGTGGCATGCCTCCGCCGCCCGGTGGCCCCGTGGGTCCGGGGGCGCCCGGTGGGATGCCTCCCCCGCCGCCGCCGGGCGCTCCGGGGCCGCCACCCGGGCCGCCACCGATGGGGCCACC